AACCTGACGCTGGTGCCGAAGAGGATGACCTTGAGGGCTACTCCGAGAGCGTCAAGAAGCGCATCAACAAGCTGAAGTTTGACTACCATGCCGAACGTCGGGCGAAGGAAGAGGCTGCGCGGCTCCGTGAGGAAGCCATCTCGTATGCTGACAAGGTCCGTAAGGACTACGAACAGCTGCGTACCGCGTACAACGAGGGTGAGACCGTCCTCGTGAGCCAGACCAAGGCCCGTATCGCGAGCGAGCTTGCCAGCGCCAAGGCCGAGTATAAAGCGGCCTACGAGAGCGGCGATGCAGATGCTGTCATCGCAGCCCAAGAGAAGCTGATCCAGCTGCAGGGTGAGAACACCCGGGTAAACAACTATCGCCCACAGCAGCCAGCCCCCACTGCGGCTCCCGCCGCAGCCCAGCCCGCCAAGCCCAACATCGCAAAACCTGATGATCGGGCCATGAAGTGGGCTGAGGAGAACGAGTGGTTCACCAAGGACAAAGCCATGACAGGTTTTGCTCTGGGGCTCCATGAGGACCTAGTCTCTCAGGGCATTGATCCGAAGAGTGATTTGTACTATTCTAAGATCAATGCTGCGGTTCGCCGCACATTCCCAGATAAGTTTGACGATGTGCCAACTGAGGAAAAAGCACCGCGTCGTCAGGCTGGCCCCGTGGTTGCCCCTGCTGCTCGCAGCACAAAAAGCCCGCGCAAGGTCGTGCTTACCTCCACTGAGGCCGCTCTCGCCACGCGTCTCGGTGTCTCTCTACAAGCCTACGCGGCGCAGAAGCTGAAGGATATGAAAAATGGCTGACCGGACCCCACGTACTCTTGAGACTCGCGAAAACACGAGTCCGCGCAAAAAAACGTGGAAACGACAGTCCATGCTGCCTACCCCCGAACCTCGCCCCGGTCTTAAGTTCCGGTGGGTTCGCACCGCCACATTGGGTAATGCAGATATGACGAACGTGTCGTCCCGGTTCCGCGAAGGTTATACGCCCGTCCGGGCGGAAGACTATCCTGAGCTGCAAATCATGTCGGATGTTGATTCTCGCTTTAAGAACAACATCGAAGTGGGTGGACTACTGCTCTGCAGCATTGCTGAAGAAGAGGTAGAAGCGCGTGTAGAAGGCCAGCTCGAAATGGCACAGAGCCAGATCGATGCAGTTGACCGCAACTTCATGCGCGAGAACGACCCACGTATGCCTGTGCTTCGGCCTGAGCGTACATCAAAGACTTCGTTCGGCAAGTGATTGCCGAGAAACAGAAACTGTAGATGAAGGAGAGAACCTATGGGTTCCCTTAACGCTCCCTTCGGTCTGCGTGTAACGGGTCGCCTCGACAGTGGGTCGCTGGAAGTTTTCCGGCAGTACCCTATTGCGTCGGGCTACGCCGCTAACATCGCTGCAGGCGACATCGTCCTGCTGACCGACAACGGCACCTCGACCACGATCACCAAGCAGACCGCTACCGGTGATACTTCCGCAGACATCGCCATGATCGGCGTGTTTGTGGGCTGCTCGTACACTGATCCCTCGACCAATCAGATTACGTTCAGCAACATGTGGCCGACCGGCACCGTCGCTTCGGACGCTCTGGCGTTTGTCGTCGATGATCCGCAGGCTCTCTACGTTGTGCAGGCTGACGCCGCCATCACTAACGCTCTGGACATCTACGGAAAGAACGCCGCGATCACCCAAGGCGCTGTGAACACCACGTTCAAAGCCTCGCGCGTGGCACTCACCGTGTCCACCATCGGCACCGACGCCAACCTCCCGCTCCGCATCATCGACTACGTCGGTGGCCCGCGTGGTGGCGAGAACGGCTCTGCGTTCCCGCTGCTGGTCGTCAAACTCAACTACACACAGCTGACCGCTGCTGTGGGCGTGTAAGGAGGGCTAAAACATGGCTATTTCACGCGCACAGGCCCTCAAAGAACTCCTGCCGGGCCTTAACGCCCTGTTCGGTCTTGAGTACGCCAAGTACGAAAACGAGCATGCTGAGATTTACGAGACCGAGTCTTCGGAACGTTCGTTCGAAGAGGAAGTTAAGCTGTCCGGTTTTGCAGCTGCTCCGGTGAAACCGGAAGGCGCTTCCATCTCGTATGACAACGCACAGGAATCGTTCACCGCTCGTTACAACCACGAGACGGTGGCCATGGGCTTCTCCATCACGGAAGAAGCTATGGAAGACAACCTGTACGACTCGCTCTCGGCCCGCTACACCAAGGCGCTTGCTCGCGCCATGGCGTACACCAAGCAGGTCAAGGCAGCTTCGCTGCTGAACACGGGCTTCACCACGTTCCAATCTGGCGATGGCGTGACCCTGTTCAACACGGCGCACCCGACCGTTGCTGGCGGGAACAACGGCAACCGCCCGACTGTTGACGCCGACCTCAACGAGACCTCTCTCGAACAGGCCGTCATCGACATCGCAGCTTACAAAGACGAGCGTGGTCTTCTGATCGCCGCCCGCCCGCGCAAGCTGATTGTTCCGCCGTCGCTGATGTTCGTGGCTACCCGTCTGCTGCAGACGGAAAACCGTGTTGGCACCGCCGACAACGACATCAACGCGCTGAAGACGAACGGTTCCATCCCTGATGGCTACCGCGTGAACCACTACCTGACGGACAATGACGCGTGGTTCCTGACCACCGACATCCCGAACGGTATGAAGCACTTCGTTCGTACCGCGCTGGCTACCTCGATGGACGGCGATTTTGATTCGGGAAATGTCCGTTATAAAAGTCGCGAAAGGTACAGCTTTGGGTGCAGCGATCCGCTTGGCATCTACGGTTCGCAAGGAGCTTGAGTAAAATCAAGCACTTAGACTAGTTAAGGCCCGCTTCGGCGGGCCTTTTCTTTTGTGTTGACCCCAAGAAAACTACAAGCTATGAATAGCTCTACCTAGATTTGTAGCTTATGGAGATACACATGGCGCAGGCCGAGAAAAAGATCGCGGTGTACCGAATTTTGAACACCGAGAGCGGCACATACTACCTTGGTAGTAGCACAAACCTATACGAGCGCTGGCGCACCCACCGTAAGAAGCTCCGTGCGGGAACCCACCCGAATCCCAAACTGCAGGCGTCTTGGCGTAAGCACGGGGAGACGAAGTTTGCGTTTATCATTCTCGCTGAGTTCGAAACCGTAGGCGACATGGAAACTTGCGAAGAAGCGCTGCTCGTAGACTTTGTGGCTGACCCTCTGTGCTGCAATCTCTCTACAAGTGCCACGACGCCATGGCGCAATAAGGGCGCATTGCACCCGCAGTACGGGACCGTCAGAACTGAAGACACGAAAAAAAATCTTCGTTCCGCTGCAATAAAGCAGTGGGCGACATCTGACCCTCGCACGGGAAAAGTACACTCCGAAAAGACAAAAGCCCTGATCAGTGAGAAGGTTCAAGCCTGTATCGCTGAGGGTCGTGGGGGTAAGTTTATCCCCTCCGAAGATACACGCGCTAAGATGTCCGCATCGCTGCTGGGGAACCAGAACGCAAAGGGCCACGTGCGAACAGAAGAACACCGACGGAAGCTATCGGAAGCAACGAAGGGAAACACGAATTTTCTTGGAAAAACACACAGCGATGCAACGCGGGATAAGATGGGGAGAGCCGTTGTAGCTGTGTCTCCGGATGGGGTAGAGCATCACTACACTACGATAACAAAGCTACGGGCCGCGTTAGAACTTACACCGCCCACCGTGCACCGAGCTATGGAGAGTGGGGTAGCTCTCGCCAAGGGTAAATGTAAGGGGTGGTTGTTCCGCTACGCTTGAGCAACAGGCTCGACTAGGCGTTCTACATAAGCTATTATCCCACCAGAGCATCATCAGCCCCGCAGACAGGCGGCTCTGCCTGACATTGCACAGACTGCGCGGCGAACCCTTGTGCAAGAGGTAATACTATGGGAACGACCACTTTTTCTGGCCCGATCCGTGCCGGAGACATCGCTAACACCACCGGAACCACAGTTGGCGAAAACGTCCGCAACGTCGGCAACGTCGTCATGGTTCAGCATGTCCCGATCACGCAGGCTCTTACTGCGACTGCTCTGGGTACGACCATTGGTCTTCCGGCTGACAGCCACATCATCGGTATTCAGGTTGCGACTACGGTCGCATGGAACGGCGCAGCCGCGACCATCAGCCTTGGTACCTCGGCCACTTCTACGGAGCTCGTCGCGGCTGGCTCTCTGGCGGCTATCGGGTACAACAACCTGACCCCCGGCACGGATGCTACGCGCACCGCTAACTGGGACGACGTAGGGAACACGGGCGTTCGCATCTTCGCCCTGTCCGCCAACACTGGCGCTGGCGTGGGTACGCTGGTCGTTCGCTACATCCAAGCCCACGACCTGCCGTAATAGGAGGACCTGATGGCCCAGAACCAAGCTACAGTGCTGTGCCCTCCGAATGTTTGGACACAGCTGACCAACTCTGACGTTACGGAAGCTACCTTTCAGGTGCAGACGTCAGCGGCCTACATCCGGTTCACTGCCGGTACGACAACCCCTACGGAAACGCGGGGGCTGCAATACATGGAGGACGAGGGCGAACTTCAGAAGCCTATGGCTGACCTGACGTCGCTTTCTGGCGCTAACCGCATCTGGGCTCGTCCTGTAGGCGGTCGCCGTGTCGTCGTGGTAGTGGATACAAACTAATGAGAAACCCGTTTAATTATCGTTTCGGTCTTCCGTCTCCGTTTTACGATAACGAAACGGGTTCCTTCACCCCTTTCTCTCCGGCGTCTCTGTTCGCATCCAACGAGCCGGGCGTCTGGTACGACCCTTCGGACATCTCGACCCTCTACCAAGACACCGCTGGCACCACCCCCGTGACGGCTCCCGCGCAGACCGTGGCGCTGATGCTGGATAAGTCCAAGGGGCTGACGCTGGGGTCGGAGTTGGTGATCTCGGTGGTGGGCTGGACGTAGTCAGCGACGGTGGTGACGGTGTACTCAGTCATTGGTCGGCTCCTTGGCTTGAGTGGCTTCTTCCAGTTTGGCGAGAAGCGTTGCGGCATCTTTCACGGCACGAAGGCCAAGGGCTTTTACGCCCGCGTCCATGAGGCCGGCGAGGGCTTGGATTTCGTGGTCGGTGAGGGAGAGGGTTGGCATGTGGGGTTCCATTACAGGGCTTCGGCGGGGACTTTGTATGCAGTTCCGTTGCCGTCAAAGAGGACGATGTATCCAGTCGGGGTCGGTGCTCCAGCGGTGTAATTTGTGTCCGTGGTCAGCTTTCCCCGGATGTTGGTGAAGGCGCTGTCGTCGCCAAGGCGGGCCTGCAAAGAGGTAGTGCTTCGCTTCAGGGACGCGCCTGCTGAAGTATTGTCTTGAAAAACAAGCCTCTCAAAACCTACGCCAAAGGGCC